GTTTATTTTGCCTTCTGTAAAAATTCAAGCATTCATACACAGAAGAGTGAAGAAGTATGAGCTTGCTCTTTTAGCGGCCATATTGACGTTTATAGTCTCTATGGTCTCTATTAAAAAGAGTAAAATAAGGTGATTAAAAGTTGCGAACATCTTTCATCACCGGAACACCCAAAAGTGTTCCAAAAGAAAAATCATCGGATGTTGATCGATAAACTGTAATGTTTTGATTTCCAAGACCCTCAATCCAAATTACTGGAGTGGGGTAGTTACCGTCGCGGACAATGGAGTTAGTAATACCACCATATTCAACTGGCACCATGTGAGCGGCGCAGTAATAAGGGATCTCGAGTTCAATGAGACCTTCTTTGCTAACAATAACAGGAAGTTCATCACAAAACAGTTTTGGGATACTGGTTGCAACTGCAGTATCAACAGCTGATGTTGGGCGGGGCTGAGCAATATCATCAAGAATATTGTTATAAAAACGCACTTTAATTGGCTCAGCCTGAGTGAAATTCCAATCACGAACATAGATCTTGAGACGCATACCACCACGCATAAAGCCATAGATGGGATACAATTCAGAATAAATGTCATGATCAGCATAAACACTCGAAATGGGAGTGTGTGCCCAAGCATCAATACCGACTAAATGTCCAGAAGGGACTTGAACTTGCTTAATGAGTCGGTTACGTTTAAGCATTTGACGGAAAGATCGTACAGATTCACCAAAGCAGCGAGCATCAGCGAGTTGACCTAAGTTAATGTGTGATCTTTTGCCTGCTTCATCAGATTCACCAATTTGGGCCACGATTTCGGGGGTTTCGTCAGATTCCTCCGATACGTGTTCCAAAGCTGGCGGTATCGATGTAAGCTTAGTCGTTGACTTGGCATTTTTCGCACGCTTTCCATCAGTTACAATAGTAACATCACGATTTCCAATAAAGATATTGAAAGATCCAATCTGAGCTGTAACTTCAGTGGGGGCCGGAACTGGAGTATCGACAGTATCCGTACCTTCTTCGGCAATACTACGTAATGTTCGAGTTAAAGTACTTTCCTCGCTTTCGGGTTTAACAGCCCAGCGAGAACGGCGTGGTCCGGCAAATTGAAAATTTGAGGCGCCACCGACTTCAACCATAACATCAGTAACGTTGGAAACAGAGGGAGGTGAAACAAGTGGGTTTACAACTGTCATCACGAGACGACCGGTGGTATGATTTCTTAAGTCAGTACCACCATGACACAACATCCAGGCACGAGTAGACACATATGGGACAACGAATTTGAAACTGGAGGATTGGGAAAGATCAAAGACTTCAGTGTAATTGAAGCCAGGCATTGAAGTAAAATTATAATCATCAGCAATCTTAGAGAAGGGAATGAAAGTGACCTGAACACGACCTGTGTGAAACTTAGTTTTTACAAAATGAAAGGTAAACTCAATATCTCCTCTCCAATGGGTAAAGAAACCCTGGGCAAACCACAAATGTGGTCCAGTAGTGTACCCTTGAGTAGGAGACACTTCATTGCGGAGCAGAGATGGGCCCACATAGGTTTGGTACAAAATAGTATCAGACACTTGAGACATATTCCATGTAATACGATTGATGAGTGCGGTTTTCTGCACAAGATGAGACAAAGCAAGCTCATCATGATCACAACCAGCAAACGAGTCAAATGTTTCCAATTCATTGGCAGCACTTAAAGCTAGCTTGCGGCTTGTATCAATACCATCATAATTCATAGAATAAGGATTGGGTATCTGTTTCATGTATGCGGGAACTGCTTGTGAAGTGGGTTTTGAAAATCCAAATAAAGAAGCTACGGAAAGAGCAGATTCAGCCATCCATTC